ATCGGCAGTGTTGCCGCTGGCGCCCCGGGCCCGGATGTGATCCAGCATTCGCTGGCGCAGCTTTTCATCGGTCTCGCCGGCCTTTCTGGTGACGCCGTAATCCCCGCAGGCGGCGTCCAGCCAAAGGCCTTCGGCTGTGGCTACAAAGCCGCGCTGGGTTACCGTATCGATCTCCTGACTCCAGATCCGGGCCAGTTCGGCGGCCACCGCCTGAAGAATATCACCTGCAAAGGTGCCCTCCATAGCGCTGACCTGCCCTTCCAGCGCGCCTTTCAGCCGCTGAAGAATGCTGTCAAAATCATAACTCATACCGTTGCCTCACTTTCCGCGGTGAAATCGCCGTACACCGTACGAACGGTGAAAGCGGCGGTCAGCCGCGCCTCTTCTCTGGTAAAGGTAAACCTCTCCACGCCCCTGATATAGGGGCAAACCAGCAGGGTCTCCCGCACCAGGCCTGCCAGACGGCTCTCGGCCTCGGGCAGCGATCTGCCGGTGAGCAGATGCAGCTGATTGCCGTAGCTGTCGGTGTGGGCGCTGTAAGCAAACCGCGTGTTGTCAGCCTGCAGCGCTCGCCAGACCCACACCCGCACCGCCTCCAGACCGGACACAAAACGGAACTGGCCGTTTGCCTCCATCAGGGGCTGTCCGGTGTTGAAATCCACCGCCACCTCCACCATACGGGGCAGGGCGGTGCTGTTGTCATAGGAAAACAAAGCCATGCCTTCCCCTCCTTTTTATCGTTCTTCCAGGCGGCAAAGGACGAACCAGCCTCTGCGGTCTCCCACACAGAGGAACAAGCTGCCCTCGTCGCCCTCGCGGATGCTGATGCCTGCCGCTCTGCCTGCGATGATCGCCTGCTTTCCCTCCACTTCAAAACGCTCGTTGGTATAATTGGTGAGGGTCGCCATGGCAAGCTGCAGGCTGCCGGGGTTTCCGGTCATCAGCGCCAGCATGCGGTAATAGGGATTTCCGATCACAGGCTGACCACCCCCAGCTGGGTGGTGGTCAGGCCGCCCGTACATTGCCAGGCCACCCGTTCCACCAGATAATCCCCGTAAACGCCCATAAGGGGCTTATCCAGGGTGACGATCTGGCCGCATTTCACCGGGCTTCTGCCGGTAAGGGTCAGCCTCGCCTGCCGGGATACCCCTTTCAGTCCGGCCCTGGCCTGCTCCTCCACCGTTTCATACTGAAGGGAAAGATACTCGTCCCGGTGCCGCATTCCGTACTGTCGGACGCCCGCCTGGTCGGTGGCCAGGGCAGCCAGTTCGCCGCCGCTGTAAACCGCCACCTGGGTGACGGCCTCCTCACAGGTGTTGCGGGCGGTGAGATCCACCAGCCGGCCGCTCTCCAAAACCGCCCGGCTGATGCCGCTGGGATACAGCTGCAGCTTTTCGTCCCGCCATTCCAGCACGCACTGCCCGTTATACAGATTGCAAATGGTGCGGAATACCGATCGTCCACAGGATGCGCCCAGCTTTACCTCCAGACCGTCGCCGACCCAGATCTCGCCGGTATCCAGACCGCATTCTCCGCAAAGTGTCCGGGTGATCTGCTGGGGGGTTCCCAGATAGGGGCCCCGGCAATGATTTTTCGCCAGCAGACTGACCGGGTCAAAGGCCAGCAGCGTCAGCTCCAGAGCCGCAGCGTCATAACTGACCCGTTCCACCCTGCCGGAAAACAGGAGCTCGCCCTCCTGCCGCACCTCCACCCTTTGCCCGCAAGCCGGATCCAGCCGGGGCAGCCGGACGTCCATGGGCGCGCATACCAACCGGATCTCGGCCTCGGCGCCCGCCCCGGCCAGCGTCTTTTCCACTGTGGTTGCCGTACACAACCCGGTGATCTCCTGCCCGTCCAGCCAAACTCTCATGTGAGATACAGCTCCTTTCCGGCAGGGAGATTATGGGGATCGGCAATCGCATTTTTTACCGCCAGTTCCCGCCAGCGGCTGCCGTCGCCCAGACAGATCCGCGCCACCGTCCAAAGATCCTCGCCGCCCCGTGTCACATAGATGGCCATGGTCGCCCGCTCATCTGCCCGACTGTAAAGACCGCCGGCGCTCTGGCTGGCCACCACGTCCGGCTCGGCCAGGGTGATGTAGGTATACGCCTTCAGGGTGATGGCCACGCCCACATCCCGATCGCCCTCGGTCAGGGTTCGCCGCAGCCCGGTGATCAAAAACAGCTCGTCGATCTCGCTTCCCGAGATCAAAAGCCGCACCGGGCCGCCTTCGGTCTTCCAACGATGGAGCATGGCCAGCGCTTCAGCCGGGGTGACTCCCTGATAAAACCGGGACTCCTCGCAGGGCAAAAAAGTCTCCAGCGTCACCTGCGTCAATCCGCTGCCCCGGGCAGCGTGTACCGTTTCACCCCGGATGGTCACATAGCTCAGGGTGTTCTGGGGCTGGGAAATGACCATATCCCGGGGATTGACCGCAAGCTGCAGCCGTTCCTCCTCGCCCCGCTGCAGAATGACCGTTCTTGTTTTGTTCGCCATCTGCTACCTCCTTGTTTCTCACTTGCCTTCATCGGTTTCCCCAGGCGGCCCACAGACGGTCGGCCAGCTCCCAGGGATCGGTCCCCTTTTGCGCAAAGGTCACCGCTTCGCTTTCCGCCGCCGGGTAAAGGCCGATCTTGCCGCCGGCTTGCGTTTCCGGAAACCCGCCCTCTAAAAACCGTTCCGCCAGAGCCATTCCCCGGCCCGCCACGGCCTGTTGGCCGCCTTCCAGGCTGACGGCGGTGGTATCGGTGCCGCTTTGGCCAAGGATGGCGGCTCCCGCCGCCACCACATCGCCGTAGCTGAGCCGTTCGGTGATGTCAAAGGCGCTTGCCAGCGCCCCCTGCTTTTTCATGCTCTCGCCCGCCTGCCTCAGCTCGTCACAGGACAGATACAAAGCGTAGCGCAATCCCTTTTCCCCGCCCATGCGGAGGCATTCCTCCACCTCACCGGCAGAAAGACTTCTGCACTGGGCCTCCAGGCCCAGCCGCTCAAACTTCAGGGTAAAGGAACCGGACGCCTTTCTGCCCAGCAGACCGGCCCACTGCTCTGCCGTACTCATTTAGGCCACCTCTGTGACCTGAATGCCCGACAGCTGCTTCAGGTCACCGGGCAAAAAGCGGAAAGCGATGACCTGCTCGTTGACCTTGCCGGTGGCATAGTTCACCAAAGGCAGGCTGTCCAGCGCCACGTTGTCCACGCTGTAGCGCTCCTCCTCACCGTTCATGCTGTCGGGGTCTTTCAGGGCGGTGGTAATGGTCACCCGCACGTCCCTGCCCTCGGCAGCCCCTTCCACAACGTCAAAAAACCGGCTGAACACCTGTCGCAGGCGGAGCTGTCCTTCGCCCCGCCAGCCGGTAATTTTGGAATCCACGTCCATACCGATCTGCACATCGGAGCGCAGCATCTTTACCGTCAGCTGAATGGCGCTGGCCTCCGCGATGCGGCTGCCGTCCACCCAGACCTCGGCAAAGGAACCGGAAAGCACCCGGTTGGCGCTTAAATTTGCCATAAGTCTCCCTCCTTACATGGTGATCTCAAAGGTCAGGTCCTCCATGGCGTCGGCAAACCGCACGTCTGCCCGGAGAAACACCTGACTGCCGGTATTGGCCGAAAGGATGGCCGTATCGCTCATGCTCTCGGTGTCCACGCCCCGGCTCTCCAGCCAGGCCTTCTGGGCGTCATAGTCCACGCTGGCCTGGTTTTTCCGGCCGGTATCCAGAACGCTGCCTGCCAGAGAGGCAAAATAGCTGTTGATGGCGGTGACCAGCAGCAGCTTGGAGTCGTAGTCGTTGAGCACCTTTCCCACATACTCGCTCTCAAACACCGAGCGAATGTCGGCCCGAATGAGATCCACGCCCTCGGTGATCTTGATCTTCTGAAACGCGCTGTCGCCGCTTTCTTTCAGGGTCACCAGACTGGTGACCGCTCTTGCCAGCCGGACGCCGTCGCTGCCGCGATCCAGGATCAGGCGGCCCTTGGCAATATCGCCCTCGGGGTCGGCGCTGCGCTGAAAGGACTCCACCTCACTGAGGGTGTAATAGGTAGCGCTCTCCCGCAGGGAGAGACCGGCCAGAATACCCGCCACGCGGGCGCAGTAGTCGACGCCGGTCACCGAAAAGCGCTCCTCCTCCAGCCGGAGGACCATGCCATCGGTGGTAAAGTTGACCACACCGGCATTGTCCGGGCTGTCGGCGGTAGACACCACCGCCCGTACCGGGCGGCCCTTTTCCCGCTTGGTCTTTACAAAGTCCACCAGCAGGCCGCTGTTCATATCCGGCGCGCACATCCAGCCGCCCTCGGCCAGGGTGGCTACCCCCTCCAGGGCCTCGCTCTCACCGCCCTGGGGATAGGTCACCAGCCACACCTTGGCCGGATTTCCCAAAAAGCACAGCCGCAGCAGCTCCCAGGCCCGCTGGCCCACCGCGCTGCGGTCAGCCTGATCCAGTCTTGCAAAGCCCTGGCTGCCGGCGCTCTCGCCCTTCACCAGCAAAACCACCTGGCCCCGGGCGCTGCGGCGGATGGCCGTGCCGCCCGCTGTTTTAAATCGAATGATAATCTGGGGTAAGCCCATCTTATCGCACCTCCTCCACGTGTCCCACCTTCAGCGCCAGCGTGCCCATCATTTCGGTGGCGGTGGACGGGTTTGCCGACGCTTCCGGCAGATCGTAAAACTCCAGCAGGATCTTTACCTTGGCCCGATCCTGGCCATCGGTAAGGATCTCTGCCTCCTTGGGACAAAAGCCCCGGTCACAGGCGGTGAATCCTGCCGCCAGCAGATCGTGTACCCTGTCGGCCAGTTCCAGCCCCGCCTCCCGCTCTCTCCGGCGGGAAGGATAGCAGGTCACGGTGACCGTGACCTGCCGCTCCACCTGTCTGCCGCAGGCGATCATTCCGGCGCACCGGCTCTCGCCTTCCACCAGCAGGCAGGGATATACCGGGCTTTCGACCCGGCGGTTGGTGGCGGCCGCGCCGGTCTTGGCGGCCAAATACTCGGCGATGCCCGCCGTCAGCTCCCGCAGTCCGATCATGCCGCCGCCACCTCCTGCACCAGAATGGTCGTGTAACAATGGGAAGGATAGGGCATACAAGGGCCGCAAATGCCCCGGAACACCTGTCCCTCCCGGAAGATCTCTGCCCGGTCGCCGGCCTGCAAGACCGTACCGGCAGGCAGAAACAGCGCCAGTCTGGCGTCGGTTTCCGCCACATCTTCCCACTGGCCCCGCACCTTGGGCGTGGCCGCCTGGGGCGACCGGGACAGGGCGCAGGCCAGCTGGGCATAAACCACCTCTTCCGCCCAGCCGGAGCCCTTCCATACCCGTCGGGTAAAGGTGCCGCTGTCGGTCATGGTCGCCCGCAGAATAGCCGCTTCACTCATACTTGCCACCTTCCTCCGGGGCTTCGCAGATGGATGAAGGGGGCCAGCGCCTGGGTCAGATCGGTGTTTGCCGTCTGCTGACCGCTTTCATAGGTAATGGTGGTGTCGCCACGCTTCACCGAGCTGACAGCCCGGTCGCCCTGGCCGGTAAGCCGGCGGCACAGCAGTGCCGCCAGCGTTCCCTCCATATAGGCTGGAATGTGCTCCCGGCCGCAGATGGCGGCCGCCGTAGAGGCCAGTGTATCCAGCTGTGCCTCCGCCTGATCATCTCTGTCCACACCGGCCAGCGCCAAAGCTGTCTGCAATATTCGCTCCCTGCCGCCCTCCGCAAAGGTGACGGCCATCAGGCGCTCACCAGGGCGCCAATGGTGACCTGCTTGTCAGAGGGGACTACCAGGTCGTACAGGTAACGGGCCTGAATGGCGGTACCGTCAAACAGCTGGTTCTCCTCGGGGCCAAACTGCTTCAGGCTGTCGATCTTGGAGATGGCGATGGGGGCGTCGCAGGCCACCACCATGGCGAAAATCGCCTTGGAGGCTTCGTCAGCCAGAATGCCGCCGTCGGTCTGATCGTCACGGCCGGACTGCACGTCGATCACGCTCTGCATACGGCCGGCAGGCACGAAGATGCAGGGCAGATCGTTGATCATCATCACGTGAGAATAGCTGACGCCGTTGATCTCCACCTGCTGCTCAAAGGTGATGTTGTTGTAGTTGTCGGCAGCGGTCTGCAGAATGTGATTCTTCATGTTGGAAGCGATCATGGCAACGAAGCCGCCGGTGCGCTCGCTGTCGGTCTCCAGAGTCTGAACCAGGGCGCACAGCTTGTCCACCAGGTTCTCGCTGGCGCTGTCAAAGGTCACCAGATGGGTGCTGCGATAGGTCAGATTCTTGTGTGCCAGAGCATACAGGCGATTGATGCGGTAGGTGTCCTGCTCCTTTGCCAGCTGATTTCTGGCAAACTCACGGATGACGTTTTCCGCCGTGGCGGTAAAGGACAGATCCTCGGGCGCGGTGCGGTCCAGCGCAAACTTGACGCCGCGGTCCATGGCCAGAGTGTGGGCCGTCCACTTGCTGGTGACGGCGCCGGCAGGATAAGCGGTGCCATCGGTCTTGGAGCTGTCGTAGTCACCCAGACCGGTGGTGCTCAGGGTGGCGATCTCCACCTCCTTGCCCTCGCCGTAGCGGACCTGACCAGAGGTTGCTGCCATCCATTCGGTGGCAGAAGCCGCAGCCAGCTCCTCGTCGATGTAGTTCTGATAATTCTTTGCGTAGTCGATAGCCATTGGGTTATCTTCCTCCTTTGTTGGTGATGGCGCTATCATAGCCTTCCCTCGCGGAAATTCCCAATGAACTTTTCCAAACCTTTCTTCCGCGTCGGTTCTCCTTCCGCAAATAAAAAAAGAGCCGATCTCTGACCGACTCTTTCGTATGATCTTGT